TTTCCAGGGAGTGTCAAAATATGATTATATTTCTCAGGTATATTTTTAAAATCACCATCAAGCACTATAATACATTTAGGATACTCAAACTCAGGAATTTTTTGTTTAACAAGATTTACATAAGATGGGCATCCTAAATTAAGTTTATTAAAAAGTAAATATTTGGTAATATTTGTTCCTAATATTTGTTTTGTAAAAATTCTAGCTTCTTCATCTTCACAATAAATAGGAATCTTTTTTGCATTTCTTGCTTTCAATAATAAACTTGTTTTCATTTTTAATACCTCTGGGATGGTTTTAATTCATTCTTTATTTTTTCTAAAAATATTATATCTTCAATAAAATCTCTTAATTCTTTTAAATATTTAATATCAATAAAAACATTATGCCCCTGCCTTTTAGATTCTTTCCAATATTTTAAATGATTATTTTCATGAATTATCGAAAGATCCATTCCTTTTCTATGAACTAATTTTATTCTCCAACCAAAATTATTCTCTTTTAATCTTTTAATATTCATTTTTTCACCTGTTTACTTTTCCTTTTCAGAAAAGTTCGTATAAAATACACATTATGTCTACTTATTTAATAAATCCTCATAAGGATCTAACCAATTCCTTTCAATTATATTTAATATCTTTTTACTTTCTCTCTTGAAACTTAATTCAACATCAACTTTTCTTCTATGGGTGATCTCTTTATAATTTGGTGCTTTCTCCCATGCTAATTGAAAACCTTTTGATGGTAAATGCATTATATGTTTAAGATTAAAATCATATATTACTTCTTTAAATCCTGATATTGGTTTAATCTTCCAAATGTAATATTCATAATCTGTGTTTACTTTGAATATTTTAGGATTGAATATGTCATATATTAAACATTTATGAATTTCAATTTTGTTAGGTTTAAATTCTTTCCAATGTATAGTTGGTGTTGGTAATGCCCTTAAATCGAATGTATTCAATTTAACACCTATTTATTCTTTTTACTGTTTAAGTTAATCTTAGCTTGATCACTTCTCCTTTTCTTATCTTCTTCACTGAATACAGGTATTTTCTTTCTAATAGTTAAACCTTTTAACTTTAAAATCCCCTTAATAGCTAAAACACTTCCTTTTCTTAATGGGTTATCTGAAACTAATATTTCAGTTAATGTAAAATATTCACTTTTAGCTAATTCTGTTATGTATTCACTATATGAACAATCAACTTGAATCTCTGGTTTTTCAATATCTGTCAATCCAGCTTTTAATACATTAATTGTACATTCTTGTTCTTCTGGTTGTAACCCTGTCACCCTATTAGTTATTCTCTTTAAATCTGGAATTATTGTCCAGGTTTTGTTATGTATTTCTGATTCTTGCATTTTTGATCTCTCCTTGTTTCTTTTTAATAACCATTACTTCTTATTCAATTATAACTATGGGTTACATAACTTGTATTTAAATGTTCCTTTTATACAATACTTCATACTTAATATAAACTAAAATAATAATTAATTATTTATAAGTAATACAAAGTATGTGTTTTTAAGGTTATTTATTATTTTTGATACCAATTTAGGTTAACCAAATATTAATTCTGATTAACCCAATCGCTTATTAAAGATTATTCACCTAAATGTTAATATTTGGATATTAATCAACCACTATACTACCCCCTTGATCAAAAATAAAACTGAATACCCTCTTTCATCATATGCCTTTCAACTTTTAACCATCTACATCCTTTCAAATGTACATCATTAAACCTATCACAATCACAAATATGAATCATAATTTCTTTTCTTAATTTGAGAGATATTATAGTCATTTTATTTTAAATCCTCCAAGTAATTATAACTCATATTACCACTATTAATCTCAGTGATTTGAAGTTTAGTATCAACATAATCCCAATGTGCCCTTAATTCATTTTGTATTTCATCCCAACCTTTCTCTTTAATATAATCTCTAAGATTATCTTTATACTCTCTCAATTGCTTTAAACTTAATTCTTTAATCTGTTTCTCTGTGTATCTTTTCATTCTTTCTCTTCCCTAGCTTTCCTTATTGCAACACTAATACATAATCTAAATATTGCTAACATACCAAATGTACCTACACAAAATAAACAATAGATCACATATTCAAAATATCTCCATTCCTTTATCCATCATTATCACCATTCCATAGACTTCTTACGATCCCTTAATTCTGATTCGTAATCTTGTAAATGTTCTCTGTTCCTCTCTAACTTAATCTCATTATTCAATTCTTTAAGTTCTTCTTCTGTCATATCCCAAATTACCATACATAATAACCCCATTTAATGAAACCTTTAAGTTTATTGTTGTCTAGTACAATCCTCTTATTCAACATACGATAGTATTCATCAATGCCCTTAATACTCAAATCTGAAAAGCCAATGAGTTTATTACTAACCTTACATCTCATTCTTTAACCTCTTTATAAAATATCTCCTGTTTTAATATAATTCTTGATCATATCCTTCTCAATTTTACCAATTACACTAACCTCATACAATTCATCAACAAAAGATATTAAAAAATCTTCTTCATCAAAATATTTATTAATCATTCTTTGACCTCAACAATATTAAACTTAAATTCGTTGTCTTCTTCACATTCATAACATTGAAGGGATAACTCAAAACACATTGGATTATGAGTTTTAACATCACAATCAATGTCAACCTCACTTAAATCTAAATATTTACCACAGTTATTGCAACGTATTGAACACATTCCAAATACCCCTAAATCTACATTATGTCTCATCTTAATCAAATCTCGTAACGATCCTTTAAAGTAGTGTTAATATCCTTAATCCTATCCAATGCCTTAGTCTCATTATCAAAATATACTTTGATCTCCCATTGATAACCCTTAGCACCTTTCTTTAGGGTGATACTATTTTGTAAATCACTTTTTAATGTTTGTTCTTCATTTTCCATTTTTATTTATCCCTCTTATACATTTTTTTAAATATCTTCTTAACTTTAAGAATTGCAGTATCATAACCACATTCCCACATGATCCTTTCACCTTTAGTTTTACAATGCTCAATATGTGACTTGTTTTCTTTCCTTAAAAATAAAGTCTCTTTCATACCTTCAACGTAAAGTATTAATTTATCTTTCATTTGCTAACTCACAATTAAAACTATATTTTTCAAATTCATCAAATAAATCACTAATTAATTGTTCTGTTAATGTTGCAGCTTCCTCATGTGGAATTTTACATTTTTCTGAATACCAAGTAAAAAAAGCCTTTCTAAATAAGTTTTCATAACTTAATAAAAAAGGATTTAATGGTTTAGTTTGTGTTTCTTTCATTTTATTATTTAGTTTCAGCATTACAATAAAAAACCAATTCTCTAAATATTTTATAATCTAAATCATTCTTAAATTTAAACTCTACGTTTAAGTTTTGATATTCTTTTAAAATCTCAATACATTCTGAATCTTGACCAGTATCATTTAAATTAGTTTGAAACTCTGCAATACGATTTAAATAGTATAAATAAACTCCTGAATCAAAAGAACACTTTTTCTTACATTTAATGATCTTAGTTTTCTCATTGATTGATTGAAAACCTATACAATGTAATGCAGTCCTTATCCTTTGATTATATTCAAAGTTAACATCTTTAACGATCTCTTTAATATCAGATTTATCAAAGGTTCTACTTGTATTATGTAAGAAGGGATATAAAGAAGTTATAACCTTTTCTCGTTCTCTACGTTCATCAATTTTAATATATATGTTTTTAGTTGTTGCAAGATCATTTATTTTAATTAAGTCAAGGGAGAGTTTATCTAATCCTTTTTTTAAATTCTTCTCAGCTTGTACCTGGTTAAATGTTGGTTGTTTTAATGTAGTTAATTTATTTAATTCTTGTTTCATTGTTTCACCTTTTAGTTTTTAATATAATATCCTTGTTAATCTACCCTTAATTAGGATCATACCTTTAATGATCTGATACAGATCATAACGATAAAATAAGTTAATTATTTTATTAGTTATCATTTAAACCACCTGGATTTATATTCTATGATCGTATGATTCTGCTTTATTTTAGTGATACATTCCTTTAAAGTTTTATATTGTTCTTTATTCATTTGTTGCACCATCTATTGTTTTTATTGAAAATATAAAAAATAAAGAGGTCACTACAAATAATAACCTTTCCTAATCTTCTTATTAAATTGTTTTGTTTGTTCATAACATAAGTATAAACTAAGTACTATATAAACCTATCGTATAAACAAAGCATATAAAATTAGAATAAGCATACATTACAACAATAAGCATACTTCTATAAGATAACACACACAAAGAAGAATAAGAGAATATAAGACTAAGATTATATTATGATACTAGACTATACTAAATCAGATTAGGATAGATCATACTAAGTTAAATTAGATTAGATTAGATGATATGATATTAAATTATAATATACTAATTGAGATTATATTAAGTGAGATGATATTAGATTATATTAAGTTATATTATACTATATTATACTATATTATATTACCTACACCCCCAAACAAATAACATATAAAATAATAGATAAGATAAGATATAAGATAATATATAATAATAAATATAATAAATAAAATATAATAATCTATATAATCACATAAACCTAATCTCCACATGCAATGGGGGTAGGGGTGCTAAAAAGGATATGGAATTTATATAACTAGTAGAGTTATAATTTTCCTATAATTTTCCTAATATCCTCTAACTTAGTTAGTTAGTATGTATGTTTTGGTGTTTTCAATGGGATTACAAGGTAAATGTTATTTTTGTATATATTTATTTTTTTATTTTCGGTTAATTTATTGTTATATTTCTGTTACAAAAATTAATCATTTTTCTGTTAACTTGTATATTATTTTTACTTATTATTTTTGTTTAATTTTAATATTATTTTTTCATATTTTTGACATAACCGAAGGGTTTATATATTAGTTAGTTAACCCTATTATTATTGGGTTTATAATTAAGATATACTTAAATGAATGGAGGGATATATAATGGTAAAAAATGTACCTGGTTGTCCTATGGATGATTTGGATTATAAGAAGGTTCGTGATGCTAAGGATAAGTTAGGTTTGAGTTGGTATGCTTTTCACTTACACTGTGCAGAGTTAATATTATGTAAACAAGATAATGAAGTTATCGTCAGTGATGGTAGGTTAGATTAAAATGCCTTTCAATTGTGATGTTTGTGGAGAAGAAGTAGGTTATAATTAACCAGTGTTTACTTTAAGAAACAATGCTGAGATTGTCATTTGCAATAAATGTATAAGAAAAGCAAAGAGGAAATAAAATGATAAAAGAGTTTGAAGAATTATTTCCAAGTTTAAAATGTGAACAATGTAATTGTGGTGATACTCTTTGGAATGATTTACACATACATAATTCACAAATTCAAAAACATTGTTTAGACAAAAAGATAATTAAAAATAAATTATTTGATGTTTTTTTAGATCCTAATTTTAATGTTACAAAATTAGATAAGGCAGTATATTGTGGTATTACTGGAACTATCCAAGAAAACTGGAAAAAGAATTTATTTAAATTATTAAAAAAAGAATTAGGTATTTAAATGAAAGATTGGATATATGAACCTTTCAACATTAATTTGTATACTGGTTTCGTATATATCATCACTAACCGATTGAATGGAAAGTTTTATATAGGTAAAAAGATCTTTTGGAATACTAATCGTAAACCCCCTTTAAAATGTCGAACTAAAGATGAGATTAAAAGGTTAGAGAAATATGCTAATCATTTACAATATGTTAAAGAAAATCGGATCATCAAGAATCGAGTATCTAGTGGTGAGAAATGGATACTTGGAAGAATTAAAGATTTCAAGTTAAAAATTAAAAAACGTATTGATTCAAAGAAAGGTAATAAGAGAAAGATTCGTAGTGAAAGTAACTGGCGAGATTATTATGGTTCATCAGAATCTTTAACAGTAGATGTTGAGAAATCTGGAAAACATAACTTTGAAAGAAAGATCCTTAAACTTTGCCTTAACAAAACTCAGATGAGTTATTATGAGGGTAAGTTTCAATTTGCTCTTGGTTGTATAGAACCTCAGAATAAAGATAAATGTTATAATGAATGTATCAAGGTTACTTGTACTGGGAAAGGTTTATAATGGATAAAGAAATAATAATTAAAGAGGAAGATTTACCTAAGAAATATTTGATAGGTCAATTTGGTTGTTTAGATTGTGAATGGAAATATACCTATTGTGAAAGGTTTGATTCAGAGAAAGTTATATTTACTTTTCATCCAGACATGATTTGTCAAAAACGTAAGGATTGGTTACTTAACTTAATCCCACCCTATCCTCTCGGTAAGAAACCTACTATGTCACAATTAAGGTTAGACATTAACAAATCTCTTGGTGACAGGAGACAGAGACAGATTTTACATTACATTCAGATATTAGATAAAGAAATAGCTAAATTAAAACAAGATCCAGACGAGAATGCTTCTACTTTACGATTAAAGGAAGATCAGTTAAGAAAGTTCCATAATGATTGGAATTTAACTTGGAAAGAGTTATGTAAATTAGATGAACAGCAATTAAATCGTGAAACACCAAAAGAGATTAACATTACTCACCAGAATCCAATGGATAGGTTACGAGAAGTGATAATTGATGCAAAAGTGATAAAAGATGATAAAGAGACAAATAACTAGAGAAGATCTGTTTAAATATGAATTAAAGTTTAAAACCTTTGATAAATCTACAGAAGAGCAAAGAATAGTTTTAATGAAAGACGATCCTACTATGTTTGCTTATGCTTTGTTCAGAAATCCTAATGATTCACGTTTAAGATTATATCCCTTTCAAGATTTCATATTAAATGATACAGCTAAACTTATTTTAGTAACTGTAAGTAGACAATGTGGAAAATCTATCAGTGCAGTTGTCAAAGCTTTACATTACATATTTTATAATGATAACTGTACAGTTTTAATGATTAGTAAAACTTTAAATCAAAGTAAAGAATTAATTGCTAAACTTAAAGGTTTAATTCAAAGTTCACCAATTCGTAAAGATTTCAAAGAGATCACTGGTGGAGTTGATAACAGATCAGAATTTTACTTAAAGAATTACGGTAAAGATACAAGTTCAAGAATTATCTCAGTACCAGCGACAGATGCAGCTAGAGGTTACAGTGCTGACTTGGTAATTGCAGATGAGATTGCATTTTGGGATAATAGTACTGAAGCTTTCAACGAAGCTATCTTACCAACTGTATCTCACACAGATGGTACAATAATGATGCTTTCTACACCCAAAGGTAAGATTGGGATATTTTATGATAGTTTTTGTAAAGACATTTGGTCAAGGTATCAATTTGATTGGCATGTATGTCCAATTAATGATGAAGCTAAGATGGAACTTAAAAAGGTACAGATTGGATCTTTTGCATTCCGTCAAGAATATGAAGCATCTTTCGTAGCTAATCAAGCTGCATACTTCACTGAATCTGAAGTTAAGAGATGTACAAGAGATTATCCACTTGGGGAATTCACTAGACGTAAAGTTATACTTGGAGTAGATTTCGGTAAACGTAATGATAACACTGTCATTATGATAGGTTACATTGAAAATGAATTAAGTGACTTTGATGATCAGATTGTAAAAGTATCAGATATCATAGAAAAACCATTAGGAACTAATTATGCTAACATTGTAGCAGAGATTCAACAATTATCAAAGAAATATAACATTCAACGAGTTTATTATGATGCAACTGGTGTTGGAGAAGGACCAGGAGATTTCATGGAAGATTTAGGATTACCAGTAGAAGGTATCAAGTTCAGTATACAATCTAAAGCTAACATGTACTCTAACCTAAAGATCTTATTTGAAAAGAATCAAATCATCATCCCTCAGAACAAACGATTAATTGAAGAATTACTTTTATTTGAATATGAATACACTACAAGTAACAATCTTAAATTACATCATCCAGATGGAGGTCATGACGATTATGCAGATGCATTAACACTTATGGCTTATGGTTTAAAACGTGATGATTATGGTGAAGTATCAATGGAGATTATTTAAATGCCATCTTGTACAAGATGTGGTATTTGTTGTTCATTATATGATAAGAATGGTAAGTTTGTTAAGAAATGTAAATTTTTAATCAAGATTGGTAGTAAAACCTTGTGTAGAGTTTATAATAATAATAGATTAGGTCGTTTAATGGGTGAAGTTGATGGAATTAAATATTATTGTGGTCAACGTGAAACAACTAAATTTAATTTCACAGGATGTCCATATAATAAAGAAGGTCAAGAATTAAGATGGTAATAGAAGAAATTAAAACATATTTCAAAAGAATAACTGGTTGTAAATGTTATGATAAGATATTTGAAACTAAAGGTAGAGAAGCTAAGATTAAACGTAACATTTATGGTGAAAACATTACAGTTGATGAATATGTTAAGAAACAGAAACGAATACATATCTGGTTTAAATATTTGATTATATATCCCGTAGTTGGTCTTTTATGTAAAGTGTTAGGTAAATATTTAATTAAGAAAGTATCAGATAATCCAGAATATAAAAACATTAGATTATTTTCTGAAGCTTTTGAAAATTCTTTATATGATTGGAATAAATGTTTCAGATTAAACATTGGTGCAAGAGCTGATGGTAGTAAAGTTACAAGTAAATTAGATAAATTAATGGTAAGTAAAGCTAGTAATATGTTAAGATCTATAAAAGAATTAATGATTACAATAGTACATAATGACACTGCCTATTTTGAATTTGTGAATTGTTTTCTTTTTAATATTACTTTAATCTTTAACAAGAATTATGGTGAACAAGTAGATCATATATTTTACACTGAACGTAACATTAATGATGTTAAATATTTTGTAACAACTGGTGATTTACCAATTGAAACTAAGATGCAAATATTAAATGTAATATCATCAGGTGAAGCTAGAATAGAATTAGTTGGAGAGAATTCAATATGCAAAAAGAAATAACTTTAACATTAAAAGAATTATTATTAATATTAAGTATGGTTTTAATAATTGGATTAATATCAGGTACTACAATAACTCACATGACAGGTTTTGCTGAATATGATTCAAGTAAAGCTGTATCTAAGATTAATTACTTTGCTGAACATCCAGAAGAGTTACCTTACTATGGGACTGAACTACGACAAGGTAATGTTACAATTGAACAATTGCGTAAAAGTTATATAAACACTAGACCATACTCAGATTATGTCATGGGATTATTCGTTGATGTCATATGCAAATAAGATACAATATTGGTGGATTATTAAAAAGGTTTTTCTATTTAAAACTTTGTTATAATCGTACACATTCATACATTGGAATACCAATAGAATTAATAAAAGATTATGGCTTAGCTAGTATTTATTTAAAGTTATATTTTCCAGAATTAAGTATGTCTTGGGTTATTTCAGTATTTATAATTTTAATAATAAGTGCAACAATCTTTGGACATTTTGACATTAAAAACAAATTTGCACATCTTGAACAGAGTGTAAATAATCAGATTAATCCAGAGTTAATGAAAATATTTGAAAAAAACAAATGAGGTATTAGAATGGGAAAAGGAAGAGAAGTTAGAAAATATACAAGAAAAGATAAGATACTTGATAAGGTAAAGAAAGCACAAGCTGCACATTATGATGAAAAAGAAAAGCAAGAAATCATAACTGGTAAACGTGTAGAATATGTACATAAACAAAAGGAATTCAGATCAACTTGTTTACAATTAATATATTCAAAGACAGAACTTGATGAAGTAAGAAAACAATTAATGTCAAATTCTGGAGATAATGGAACAGAAATTAGTTTAAAATGGATGGGTATGCCATATCCAAGAAAGTTATTACAAATCAAACATGACATGATGGTAGACGATTATCGTTACCTTTTAGCTAATTTTGAAACACAAAAGATACAATTAAAAACATACAATTTAACTGAGGAACAATTAAATGAAATTATGGAAAAAGGAAAACTATTTGATAAATTACCTGAAGAGAAAATACCTAAATCTGATTAAAACAAAAACATTTATATATCAGTTATGCCAGAAGGCAATAGGTAGACTAAAATTTATCAATGAAAGATTAAAATCTACTGATGAAAACCAAATCTCACAGGAAGAAACAAGAAATATCTATACAGTACTTCAAGATTGGTTAGTAGACATTTTTCAATATGGATTTATTATAACAATTATCATAACATTTTTTGTTGGAATGTCTTTCATCAGATTTTGTTTTGGAATAATAGTATTTGGTTTATTCCGTTGGTTATTGTTTGATTTAATAAAAAAATATAAACAAACTATAAAATGAGCACACTATCTAAAGTATTCAGAACAATTGGTAACAATCCAACAAACGCATTTCCAAAAGTACCATATCCTATGTTAAATGTTGTAAGTGGTTCTCTTTCTAACTTTTTCTTTACACAAAATCAACGTAGAAAGAAGAAATATTTGATGGAATGGTTTTATACTATCCCTGAATTAAGTGGATTACTTAACAAGGTAGCTCGTGACATTTGTGGTGACTTTCATTTTGAACCCATTAATCCTGATGATGTTGGTAGAAATAAGATATTAAAAGCTAACAAATTCTGTGCTGAAACTGGATATAAGAAATCTAAATATTCACAAATCATTGATAGACTTGTAACTGGTGAATCTTTTGCCTGGTTAGGTAAGATCAATGATAAACAATTAAAATCATCATTAAAGAAAGTAATAGATAAAAGAATATTTCTTGAATCTAAACTTAAATCACAATTAAATGATTCAATGTTCAAAGAGATCAAAGCTGTAGATGGTTTTTCTGCAACAGGATTTGATGAGGACATTTTAACTCCAAGAAAATATCGTCACATGGCAAGTAGTACAGTAGAGATTGTACACGATGCATTTGATGTGTTAGGTTATCGTCAAACAGTTGGTGGTAAACAAAAGGATTTTGATACTAAAGAAGTTATCCGTTCAACATTCGGTGAAGTTGATGGTAAGATCTCAGGTTTTACTCCAGTTGAAAGTATAGTAGTACAATTAGAATTATTACGTTTCATGTGGCAAAACATGTTAGCTCATGAGAGAAATGGTGGTGGTCCAAGTCAGATGTTTATTTTAAAAGACATCAGACCTAATGATCCAGCTTACACTCGAATGAAAAATCAAATTGAGAAATATAAACTTGTCCAGAATAGACATGGTACAATGTTATTTACTGGTGACGTTGATGTTAAAGATTTAGCACAAGTTGATCGTATGCAATTCATGGATATGGGTTTATACATTACTGGAGTTATTGCATTACAATGGGAAATACCAAGAAGTAGTATACCTTACATTGTAGGTGGTACTAATACAAAAGATGACACTGGTGGAAATTCTGAACGTGGTTATTGGGATAACATTGAATTTGCACAAGAGATGGATGCTGAAACTGAAAATAGTCAATTATGGATTCCACATTTTGGTGTTAAACTTGTATATGATAGGAAGTTCATACAAAAAGACATTCAAAAACAAACAGCTTTAGGATTACAATTAACTAACATGACCACAACTGAAACTTTACTTAATGCTCATGGATTACAACTTAACAAAAAGAGAATGATAAAGGATTTAGGATTAACTTACATGGACATTGAAAAGATGCCTGAACCTGTTATGATTGAAGATGGCTCAGATCCTAATTCACCTAAACAATTATCAAATAACGAAATCAACGATTCTGATGGTCAAGCTAACAAGAGAAAACGTAAGAAAGAAAATGAAGAACAAAGTAACAGATCAATTGGTAAATCAGATGGTGTTTCAAAAGAATTAGATACTGATGCTATCTCAGAATTAAAAGAAATGAGAGGTTCAGATTCAGAATTAATTGACCTTCAAAACTTTGTACAAATTTACAATCAAGATAAAGCTTACCAAGATGGTATGCCACCAAGATTATTCTTAAGAGAAAATCCTGAGTTTATTTCTTACAAATTTAAAAGTACAGATTTTGTTTACAAGACAGTTATCAGACGTGATACTTTAGATTCTGATGAAGTAAGAATAGCTTTAATGAATTTACAAACTGATAGAAATATCTATATGGTGTAATCAATGACTGCTGCTGAAATCATTCCTGGAAGAGATGGAAAAGTTCTTGGACCTTTTCAAAAAGTATGGACTTCTATAATAGATTATTGGGGGAACATTATTGATAAAGATAATCCCTTACCAGTAGATGTAATCTCATCAGCATTACCTATTGGAGCATCAACTGAAGCTAAACAAGACGATACTATTTCTAAATTAACAGATATTGAAACTAATCAAACTGATAGTACTCAAAAAACACAAGTAGTTGGAATAGATTATGAATCTGGAAAATCTGGTGTTGATGCAAGTACAGAAGCATTAGAAACTATTGAATATGAACATCATGAGATCCATAGTAATAGCCATTATTTTATTGAAGATTTTAGTACTTTAGATTCTACTGCAACATTAGATTTTTGTTTAACTACAGATAATTCAGGGAAATGGGTTCATTTAGTGTTTAATTTTGAGGGTACAGGATTAACTACTTTAGACTTTTATGAAGGGGCAGATATAGTTGCAGATGGAACCTTAGTTGTTCAAAGAGCGAATAATCGTGCTAAGACATTTATAGGTTCTCACACTGCTGCAACAAGTACTACAATTATGACAGATTCAACAGCATCATTCACTATTGATGCTTTGATTGGTTGGAAAATTTATAATGTTACTGATGGAAGTTATGGGATAATAATAGATAATGATGCAACAACAGTTACTGTAGCAGCTTTAGTTATGGGTACAGACAATGATTGGGATATTACTGATACTTATGAGATTAATAGAAGTCTTTCTGTACTTGGAATGGATTGTACAATTAATGATCTAGGTATGAGAATAGGTGGTCAAAGGGGTGGTGATGCAGATAATCCAAATAAGGGGATTCCTGGTGGAGCAACTAGAAGTAATGAATTTATTTTAAGACCAAATACTAATTATGTATTCAGATTTACAAGTGGAGTTAATGGAAATATCATCTCATATAATAGTGAATTTTATGAACATACAGATAAAAATTAATCTTTTTCTTTAAATAAAAACATTTAAATAGTAGTTCCACTAGAAGCTTAGGTATATACCTTAAATTGCATGTGGAACTATAAAATGAAGGATAAATCAAAGAATAAAAAAGAAAAACTATTTTCTAAAGTATTCGGTTATGAGATTAAAGAATCTGATTCTGGTGAATTTATAAGAGGTGGATATATTTCTACTACACATTTAGATCAAGGATTTTATGACGAAACAAGAGATATGTATGTTAAAGATAAAGTTTGTAAAGAAACATTAGATACTTGGGCAGATTTAATAAATAAAGGCGATCCAAGAGCTAACAAAGTCTCAGTTAATCATGAAAGAGAACCACATGTAACAGGTGTAGGAATAAAAGGTACAGCTAAAGTTGACCAATTAGAAGATGGTGAATATGGACTTTATGTTGATACATTATTAGATAAAACTAAAGAAACATTTGATAATGTTAAGTATAGAGTTGAATCTGGTTTAATTGATGCATATTCAATAGAATTTACAACTAGAGATCCAGAAACTATGGAATATTTGGATGGTGCAGTAACAGAAGAAGAGAAAGGAAATTGTATTTACAGAACATTATTACCAGGATCACAATTAGATGGTTGGACATTAGCTAGTCAACCAATGAACGAACATGCAGTAATGATAAAAGAGATTAAAGCTAAAGATATTAAAATTAAGGAGGTTTCTGAAATGGAAACAAAAACAGAAGAAGAAATTAAAAAGGAAGATATTTCTAAAGAAGAAATTAAAGTAGAAGAAAAACCAGTTGAAAAGACTGAAGAAGAAAAAGAATTAATTTCATTAGGAAAGGAAGCTAAGGAGAATAAAGAAAAAATGATTAAGGAAAATGAATTAAAGGAACTAAAAGATTCAATTCTTGCAGATCTTAAGAAAGAACTGAAAGAAGTAAAAGTTGAAACAAAAACACAACTTAACACTGATGCAGGAAAAGTACAAGAAAGTAAAGAACTTAAAGATTTTAAATCAATGGTAGAAGATTCAAAAGAATTATCAATTGGTAATCAATTAAAGATTGCTACAAAACTTGGTGAATCTAAAGAATTATTTGCAGGAGAACTTAAAACTAAAGATGTATTTAATAAATCTTATGATTTTGAGATTAAACAAATTGGTTCAAAATGTATTATGGAATCTAAATTAGGAATCACATCAAATCAAAATACAGACACAGACTATTTACTAGCTGGTGCTGAATTAGATGATATATTTCAACCTGTAATCTTTAACATTTTAAATCAAAAGACTACATCATGGAATTTATTAATGAAAGAAGATTTCAGTAATAAAGGTAACAATCAAGTACAATTTAGATTAAAGATTGCAGCTAACACTTCTGCTAGTGCTTACTTAGGTAATGCAGTTACTACTGGAGATGTTACAAGAATCAAGTATATGACAAAGTTTAAGAAATATCAAGCTGGTGTTGAAGTAGATGGAGATATGATTGCTGCTAACAGAGGTTCAAGTGTAGGTGATGTATTTAGTTTAGAAGTTAGAGATTCAACTGACGATTTAATGTCTGTTATGAATCTTGCTTTATTTGCTGAAGTTGGACTTGAAACTGCTGCTGGAATCATTGGATTTGAATATATTTCTGATCAAGCTGGTAATAATACATTATATAATGTTTTAAGAACACAAGCTAATGGATTAGCATCAACTACAACTGCTGATAATTATATCAATGGTTCAAGTGCAGATATTACTTTATCAAATCTTAGAGCTGCAAAAAGAAAAGCTGTAGGAACTGAAGGAGCTAATCTTGAAAATTGTGTATTCATTACAAGTTTTGTTCAAGGAGATAAGTTCAGAGGGATTTATGATTCAGCTCAAAGATTAGTACCAACAAGTACAAGAGTAGGATTTGAAGGTAGACCATCTTTTGACGGAATACCTATCTTTGAAGATAAAGATTGTAATAGTGATGATTGGTTTTTAGTAGACTTAGAAACTCACAAGATTGCAATTTGGGTACCACCAACTTTAGAAATGTTAGGTAAAGATGGAGATAGTCAAAAAGGATTCATTAAAACCTATTTCGCTACCTATAACTTAGCACCTAGAAGAATGGTACAGATTTACGGTAACGAAACAAGTTAAACATTATTTTTTTGTTTTTTTATTTTTATTTTTATTAAAACAATTAAATAATAATGGAGGAAATTAAAATGACTGCAATTACACCAACAGAAATAACTGTTGAGGACATACCTGGAAACGTAACAAGTGGAACAGGTAAAAGAAGAGCTAGAATTTACATGAGTGGAACTGTTATTGCTAATGGTGGATCTTTTGCATTAGCAACTTATGTACCAGGATTAGCTGACATTGAAGGAGTAGAATACGTTACAGATGACGGAGCTGCTGCATCAAGTACACCTACTTGGTCAACAACAACAATCACAGTATTTGACACATCCACATTATGTGAAGTATGTGTTATTGGAACATTTAATTAAATAAAATAAGGAGGAAAGTTTAAAATGACTGCAATCACACCTACAGAAATAACTGTAGAAGATATACCTGGAACTGTAACATACGGAACTGGAAAGAGAAGGGCTAGAATATTTATAAGAGGAACTGTTGACGGTGGTGGAAGTAATACTATTGATTTAGCAACTTACGTTTCTGGTCTTGCTGATATAGAAGGAATTAATTCTGTAACAGAAGATGGAGTAGTTGGAACTAGTCCAACATGGTCAACTACAACAATAACAATTATTGATGTAGGAGTAGCTGAAGTATGCGTTACTGGTACATTCAGTTAAATGGAGGAATAGAATATGGCTGCTGCAACTGTAGATCAAAGATATGATAGTTTACCTCTAGCTGTAGAGCACGTTTTACTTGACACTGGAAATGCTGGAACATTCGTTTCAAAGTTAAGTAAACCATTATTTGCTCAGATTACAATTAGAGAAGATATTGATGCTGATGTAAATTATACATTATCTGGAAGTACTTTTACCTTTCAAGAATCTGGTGGAGCTGGTATCAAAATAGCTGTATCAATTTATGGAAGATTATAAATATTTTTTATTTTTTTTATTTTTTAAATTAAGTTAGGAGGAAAAACAAATGTATAAATGTATAAATTGTACTTGGTCAGTGGATGACTTAAAAAAACCATTAAATCATTGCCCTATTTGTGGTGATAACACAATCTCAGATGAAAAAGAAGTTAAAGAAATCAAAGATAATATTCCTAAAAAGTTAACTGAAAGAATTAAAGATTTTACTGCTGATGTTTTAGATGATGGTAAACGTAATTATTCAAATAGAAAACCTAAAATTAAAAAAGTTAGTAAAAAGAGGAAATAAGAATGGGAACTGCAACTGTTGTAGCTGTTGATGCAAGTGATTATGCTGCTGTTAAAGCTGCTATTGAAACCTTAGCACCTGCAACTACTACAATAAATTATAAATATAGTTTAGGAAACAAAGTAGTATTCGTTAAATACGAAGTATAAAAATGACTGCTCAATATGTTAATACTTTAGATGTATTCAATTACTTAAGATGTGTAAATGAAATACCAAATTATCCAGATACTACAACTCCAGAAGAAGTTGATGCAACTGGTAGTTTAGGTGTAGGTTCAGCTATATTCTTAGATAATAGATTTATCATAGATAATACTTTAACATTATCAAAAGGAGCAAATAACATTGATTTAACATCATTAACTGAAACTACAGATTACACTATCAATTTAGATAATGGTAAGATTGTAATGGCATCTACTGCTGTTGGAACAGATAATGTTTATGCAGAATATAAAAGTAGTCTTATGACATCTGACAGTGATATGTTAAATAGAATCCAAAGAGCATCTGATGAAATTCAAGATGATACTGGTAAACAATATGGAACTTTAACTTTAGTTCAAAGAGAAGAACAATCTGGTAGAGGTAGTTTTGATAAAGTTTACCAACCAAGATATAATGACATTCAAGTAATTAAAACACAATTAACATCAGATTTAACAGTTGTAGCTACTAGTATAGAATTAGATAGTACAACAGGATTATATGCTGATGATATTATTTCAATTGGTGGTGAAAGTATTACCATAGTATCTGTTGATAATACAACAACTTTAACAGTTACAAGGGGAGCATTAGATACAACTGCTATTGTACATTCAGACAATGATTGGATGATTAACATGGTAGTTGAAACAAGTAGTTCAGCACAAGGTAGTGTACCAACATATAAACAATTAACATTTAGATCAGATTATGATGTAGATTCAAAGACTGGTGAAGTTCAGTTAATGCATACAGATAATAATATCCTAGATGAATTAGCTATTGGTAACTTTCCAAATAATACAATATTCAATAGAATCAGAATTACATATAAATATGGTACTAATGCTGTACCTTCAGAGATACAAAGATTATGTATATTAAAAGCAGCTTATGATTTAACATTATCAGGAATTGCTAAAGCATTACCAGATGGTAGGGATGGTTTTAATCCTACTGCACAAAAGAGTATCTTAGATGAAATAGAAAAGATAATCAAAGGTAACATGCATCGTAACATTGATGGATTATAAATTACTTATTTGTTCTTGAGGGAACAAGTACTTCACAACTGAGGTTAAGGAGGAAAGATGGCAACAACAATTGTAACTAAAGATAAACTTATAACTAATGCTTATAATAATGTTCTTTCTTTTATAGATGATCGGTCTAAGGTAGCAGATCCAAGAAGTCCAAATTCTACAACTAATAATAGACAATTTGTTTATGATACTGATCCTTTATCTAAAGGTCTTAACTTCAAAGATTATCCTTATATCATCCTAGAATTCCCTGACATTATTCAATCTAATGTATCTACTAATGGTAAGATTAAACGTATCACTTGGACACAAACTATTACTGTAAGAGCTGTTAGAGATGGTTCTGTTAATGATGGTAAAGGTAGGGGTAAAACTGATGTGTTAAATATTGGTGATGATTTGTTTAGTTTATTTAATACTGAAACTAATAAACAAGCATTAAGATTATTAAGTATGTATGACATGAAATTAGAAAAGACTAATAGTGATAATGTTACTATTGACAGTTCAACTTTATATGAAGATACTTATGAATTAAATTATGAAACAAGATTAAAGGTGTCAGATTAATGTCAATTGTAATAACATTAAATACTAATTTATCACAATTAACTAATCGTATTACTAAGATTAAAGAAAGTGTACCAAGAGAAATATCTTTAGGTGGTAAAGACTTTTTGAAATTAGTTAAAAGAAACATGAGATTAACTTTAACAAGACAGAAACGTAATTGGAATTATCGTCTTTGGAATAGTATTAAAGTTAAATCTAAAGGTAAAAGAGAATCAAAGTTAACTATGTCACAAGAAGGAATTTGGTTAGATAGTGCAAGACCACATTGGGTTAAATTATCTAAGAATAGAGAGATTCATAGATGGGCTATGGTAAAAGGTAGTAAAGCAGTTAAAATGATTGCTGCAAGAGAAGGTAGTATTAGAGTTAAACAACATCCTTTCATTGATTCAAGTATTAAAACATCATTAACTAATTATCCTAGAATATTAAAGAAAAGATTAGCGAGGGCTTTACAATGAAAAAGTATATGAATAAAAATAATGATTACATTAGTGTAACCGATAGTGATGGTACAAGACAAGATGTTGGACCTAAACAAGAATTTACATTAAATAGAAAAGTTAGTGCTATTGAACAGGCACAGGGAATAGTAGAACTAAAACAAATAAAAATAAAAAAGAAAATGGAGAGTGATTAATTATGGCAGATTTCCCTGAAGCGTGGAAAGAAGTATGTAGAATTGGTATAGTACCTGAAGGAGGAACTGAGATTCAATGGGGTGGTATGACAGAAGATATTACTGCAATGGATTGGGGTGACAAAGATATTGAAGGTATGCCTTTGATAAATGGTGGAAGAGTAGCTAAATGGACACCACAAGCAGATGAAAGTATTACATTAAAACTATTTGCAGTTGATGCAGCAGTAGGAACTGAAGGAGAAGTACAATACTTCCATCCACAAGCAACACCTGATGCAACACAACCTTTATATGTTCTTAATACAAGATTAAGAAATAAACATAGAATTATCATTTTATGGGCTAGTACATTACCAACTACAGCAGGTGGAGTAATAGCAACTGGAACTGTAACAAGTAGAAGAATACAAATTGTTAATGCTTACATTACAAGTTATAAACCTAGCTTTGATGATAAGACATTTCAATCTGAAGTAACATTTAAATGGACACCTTTTAATAAAGCTGGAACTGCTAATAAGGTTGAAGAATCATGTGATGGTACTGCTGATTTAGCTGCTGCAGGATCAAGTGTAACTGTATTATAAGATGGAAGATATTAAGAGAAAGATCTGTTCACCAGTTATTCATATCAGTAGAATCCCTAAACCGACTTATGATAAGTTTGTTGAGTTTTCTAGGAAAGATTTCTGTTCTGATTATGGCCTTCTCTTAAAAAAATTACTTGAAGATAGTGAAGAATTAAAGAAAATAAAAGATTTATTGTTTAATAGCAATATTTCTTTATCTATTTTAAAAAATGACAATAAAAGCAAAAATAACTAAAGAATGTAAATATTGTGGTAATAATTATCAAGTTTGGAAATATCTTGAAGATTCATTATATTGTTCAAAAGTTTGTTATTATAAAGATAAATCTATAGAAGTTAAATGTGATTATTGTGATATTTCATTTATTAAAAGTAAATCTAAAGTTAATGAATATAATTATTGTAGTAAAACATGTATGTATAAATGTAATGAACATAAAAAAAGGATTAGTGAAGGAAATAAAAACTCTAGTAATCCACAATGGAAAAGATATTGGCAAGTTATAAATAAAGGAAAACATTTGTCTAAATCAACAGAATTTAAAAAAGGAGAATTAAATTTAAATTGGATAGGTGGAACTAACAAATATCTTGGTAGTGATTGGAAAGAACAAAGATTAAAAGCATTAAAACGAGATAATAATATTTGTCAAAGATGTGAAAAAGAAGGGGATCAAGTTCATCACATAATCCCTTATAGAATTAGTAAAAATAATTCATTAGATAATTTAATTACTTTTTGTAAATCTTGTCATTTGATACATGAAAAAGGATATTCAAAATTATTAATTGAAAATAAAGGATTTATAATTAAACATGTTCCTGAAAAAACTTTAAATAGATTTATAGAATTTAGTAATAAAGACTTTTCAGGAGAAATGGGTCTAACTCTTAAATTTTTAATTGATTTTTATATGGGTTTAATTCCTTTAGGAAACGAACATATTGAACAGGAATTAATTATTTTAAAAGAAAGAATAGAAAAACTTGAACAAGATAAAGAACAAGTTAAAGAAGAGAAACCAGTGCGTAAGACATTGGATGGACGGAGAATAAAATAAAATGGGAATATTTGAAAAACATTTAGGTAAAGGACAAGAAGTTAAGATTGATGGAGAGATATTTACATTAAAACCATTAACTACAAAATGCATACCAGACATTATGAAGATTATGAAAATGTTTAGTGGTGCTAAAGAAGATGGTGATGTTGAAGATATGTTCAAGAATCTTAATGAAGATGGATTAAATTCAGTAACTAAATTAATTGATGAAACATTAAAGATTAGTTATCCTTCTGAACCTGAAGAAGAACTTAAACAATTTGGATTAAAATATATGATGAACTTATTAACTGCAATTATGGAAATTAATAGTGCAGATCAAAGTGATCATGAATCAAAAAAGAAAGATAAAATATTAGATCATCTTAATAAAAAATGATTGATGTCCTTAATAGGATTCAATCAGAAATTAAAGAGTTTAAAGAAAAGGATTTAATATCATTACATGATGAGTTCATGGCAAGGTATGGTTGGATTAAGATAGAAGAGTTTAAAGAGATTCCGATTCCAACTTTATTAAATCTTCATAATGAAATATTAAAAGAGAAACAAGTTAACAGAACATTTATGAGTGCAGTATTAAAATTATTAGGAGCTAAGGAAAATCAAATAAAATGGTTGAACGAAAAGTAGTAATTGATGTTAAAGTTAAAGATAGTGGATTTACTTCAGCTATGCAAAGATTTGTTAGAAATGTTCGTGGTTTTAATGCAGTTTTAGGTGCATCTAATAAAAGATTCAAAAGAATGCAAAGAGTTATCAATGATATACAACCAAGAATGGGAAGATTAAGTAATGCAGGTGCTAGATTTGCTAGTAAAATGCGTTTGGCAACAGCAGGACTTAAAGGTTTTAGGATGGAAATGCTTGGAGTAATGTTCTTTGGTTTAGCTATGAAGAATCTATTTACTAGTTTAATTAGACCTTCAGCAGAACTTGTTGGATTATTTGAATTATGGAGTACTACATTACAAGTATTATTCTTACCATTAGCCATGTCATTATTAGAATTCCTGTTACCTTTCTTTGAATTTATAATTAATCTAAGTCCAGAAACGAAATTATTAATTGGTAAGATGGTATTACTTGGAGCTGCATTAGGTGTTTTATTATTTATAATTGGTACTTTAGCTTTAGGTATTGGTGCGATTATAGTAGCATTTGGTAGTGTATTTAATATCATAGATAAATTAATTCCAGATGTAAGTGTTATGGGAGTTAAAATGAGTAGTTTTGTTGAAGCAGGATTAGGTATGACTTTAGTTAAGAATGGTGCAGAATTATTAAAGAAAACATTTTCATCTCTATTAGATAAATTATTTGAAATAGACTTTGTTAGAGAATTTTTAGGTAAGTTAGGCATTAAGATTGGGGAGAATGAATCTGCATGGGATGTTTTAAAACAAGTAGTATCTAAAGTAATATCTAAAATAAAAGAAAATCTTAATTTTGATACTGAATTCCTTAAATTTGATAAATTAATTGAAGAAGCTAAAGAATTTACTAAAAGTTTTACTGATGATTTTAAGAAAGGATTAGATGATTTAGGTATAACTGAATTTATAGGTAATATAGGTGGTTTAACTAAAGCATTATCAGACTTAGCTCCAAGTTTAGAAACTATTGCTGGTTTTATTACTACAATTGCTAATGGTTTAAAAATAATAAATAGTGTAATAGGTAGTCCAGGATCAAGTGCATTAGGTGCTGGTTTTGGTGGTATTTTAGGTAATGGTAATACTCAAACTAATAGTTTTACTGGGGAAAGACCTTTAGCACCAATTTCAATAGTTCAAAATAATAATATTTCTGCAAATATACCAGATATAGATAGAATATTAGATGATAAATTAGCAGGCATTGTAGATGCACTGAAAGTAAAATCAGGATGAGGTAAAAATGACAGCAGCAGTAAATATAGTATTAGATTTAGATGGTGATAATGAACTTACAGTTTATACTACTTCTGTTCAAGAGATTCAAAATAAAACTATTACTCCAATACAAACACCAGTAACTACAGCTAACTATTCAAATGGTCCTAAAACACCTAAACTATTAGATCTATTAAGAGTAATACAAAGATTTAATGTTGATGGTAGAATTGAATCTTCAGATAGAGCTAAGTTTAGAAATCTTATGACTAAAGGTGGAACTTTTACATTGGATTATAATAGTGAACAATTTATAGTTAATTTTGAAAAGTTTGATATTAGACAAAGACCTGAAGATGATACAGCTAATACTCAACCAGATACTTATGAAATCAAATTCAGTGTAGTAGTAGGAGAGGATTTCTAATGTCACTTAAAGGATCAAGAAGAATTACTAAGAAAACATTACTTGCAGCAGGAGGAAGTACAACCTTTGTTTTGGGAGCTTTCTTATTTACCTATCTTATGATGCAAGGATTAATTACAGTTGAAGATTATAAGGCTAATGATTGGTGTGGTGGAGATACAGTATGTTATGTAGAATTATATAATACTTGTTTTAAACAAGATGTATTTATCTATCCAATGAACGGTTCAGAAATAATTAATGCTAAACCTAGTGATACTATTAATTCATTTAAATTATATCGTAAATGGGGTTCATATTGGAGTGAGATTAAACTTAACGAAACTTGTAAATCTACACGTTGTGGTGGAAAAAGAGGTACTACAGAGAACAAATATGCTTGGGTAGGTCGTAAAGGTAAATGTTATGATCTAAGAATTGAAATAACTAAAGATTGGAATTCTACTATTAATTGGAACATAAATCCAAGTGGTGTATGGGAAGGTTACGAATTACTTTATAAAACACATAATGAAAGTTTTAATGTATTTAATTATACTGATATAATTGTACCAGATATTTATATAGAAATGAATGATACTTTCTTTAAAGGTTATAATTATACAATTAAAGAAATAATTGGATATGAAAATAAAGTAATTAATGATAGAGTTATTGGAGTTAAATTATTAAACAATTCAATATATCCAGCTAACATAAATAATGAAGAATTATGTATTTGGAGTGTACCAATAGGTGACAGAGATTTTATAAATTATCCTTGTTGTACAGAATTAGAATTAAAGAATAAAGTTTGTATAATAATAAAATTATCAGATTATGAAGAGGAAATATTAAAATGAAAAAACTAATAATAATACTTTTTTTAATAGTATTTCTTAGTAGTATAACTAATGCTGTAGATATTACTGATTCTAATTTTACATATAATATGGATGATGATTTTATAACTGGATCAGGTATATCTTTACAAATGATAGATTATAATGGTGTTCATGATTTAACTATGGTTGCAAGTGGTTTTGTTTGTGGAGGAACAGGGTGGATTAATGAATCTTGTGATTTAGATACAGGTAGAGGATTATCAACAGGTACTTGGAATAATGGAGCTTATTGTTTTGCTGTTGGTATTAAAGGTATAAGTCGAGGATTAAATGATATTTTATTTCTGGCACAAGGTGGATATGCAAAAGTTCAAAGTACTGGTTCAACTATGAAAGTTGCACATCATAATGGTGGTTGGTTATCTGATAAAACATGTTCAATTAATATTGGGAATGATGCTTGGTCACAATATATTGTGAGTTGGGATGGTACAACATTAAAACAATATGTTAATAATACTGAATGTTTTTCAGGAGCTTATACATCTGCATCACAAGCAAGGGATTTTCAGATAAGTCAAGCACCAGCAGATAATTGGGAAACTGAAATTGATGAATTAAATGTTTATGTTGAAGCTTGTTCAGTAGATGATATTGAAAGATTATGGGGGAATTTCACTACAAAGAAACAATATCCTTATGCAACACCAGCACCACCTTCAGCACCAACATTCTCAACTTATAATTATACTGATGATAATATTAAATCTGGTGAAAATAGACAAACTTGGGATGAATCAATTAATAATGAATTAAATATTACAACTGATGCTGCAAGTTTTACTTTCTTATCAGATATAACTTCAGACGTAGCTTGTGGATTAGATGTTAATCAAAACTTTGGTCAATTTAATGATTCTTATCATTTATCTACAACTAATACAACAATACATTCTTTAACTACATCATTTGATAGTATTAGTAATGGTAATCATTTCTTTTGTTGTTCAGGTAAATCAACTCTAGGTGCTGAATCTTTAACTAATGTTTGTACAGTTAAACTTAACATAACAAGAGTAATCTTACCCTCAGGAGAAGCTAGTATTCAAATATTAGAAAATGGAGTTAATGAAACAAGGAAATATGAACTTGAAACTACAGTTAATTTAACAATTAATACTAACCTTTCTTCAAATTATATAATTTGTGTTGACATTGATGATCCTAACTTTGGTGATAATTATTCATGTTCAACTTCTGTACCTTTAATGTTAAACTATTCACAATCTAACATTTCATTTAATACTTTTGATGATGATTCAACTAGTAGAACTTTAACTAATGTACAATCTCAATATGATAGAAATACAACTTATGATTTAATAATTAATAGTGTACCACAAATAAATTCAATATTCTTTGAAAATAGATGGATTACAATTGAAGCTTTAAACAATGGAACTTATATAGCTAATCAATGGACTGGTTCAGTTTGGGAAGAGAATTCTACTTTAGTAACTGGATTAAGTACAACTGGTTTCCCTCATGTTGCTATGATATTTAATCTTACTGGATCTTCTGAATATAATATGATAATCTCAATATCAGATGGTCGTACTTTTGGATTTAGATGGACAGGTACTCAATGGTTTACTACATCTGAAGTTACTAGGGGTTTACCTTCAAGTTTAGGTACTGATGTTGGAATATCAATAGTTAAAGATTTATTAGGTGATGATAAATTTAGTTTAATAGTTAATCATGATGATGAAACTTGGACAGGTTATACTTATGATGGTTCATTATGGATTAATAATGGTAAAGTTATAAATGGATTAGATGATAGAACAGATTTGGTTGGTTCTTCAATTGGTTATAATATGTTTGGTAATGAAAGATTTACTTTAATATCAACAGCATTAGGAATAGATCCTTATTTTTTATATCTTTTCATTGATAATGAATGGGTTAGAAGAGCAGATTTAGATTTAGGTTTAAATAATAACTATCTTGGTAATGATTATGGTACTACAATTATGGAAAATATTACTGGACTTAATACATTACCAGTAGTTTTATTATATGATTGGTCAGCTACAACTTCTGAATCTTATACTTTCAGTCAAGATAGACAATATAAAGTTACATTAAATGAATCATCAATCACAGATAACATTTTACATAAGATTAAATTAAATGGATTAAGTGATAATCTAGCTAACATTTCAATTGACATCTTAGATGATGGTACTGATGACATTACATTACCTGGTAATTTAACTGATTCTAAAGTAATATCAAAAGGTTTTAGTAATAATCTAAGATCAGAAAACATTTCATTTACAACAAGTGGTGCATCTACAAGATATTTAAATCTATCATCATCTAACATTAATCTATTCAATGATGGTAATTTAACATTAAGTTTAAGTGGTTTTACAATTGACACTGAAACTGTTAACTTTAATGAAGATTTTGTTAATGATACTTTTATATTAACAAATAATGGTTCAGCATCTAATTATGTTTATGAGGATGCAAGTGCTGGGAACTTTAATGATAGATGGTCAGGTGACATTACTATTGTATCTGGAAGTTACATTCAAGGTATAACTAATGAAAATGGTGGAGCTGGTAGTTGTGAAAATTCACTTATTAAACCAAATAAATGGACAACATCAACAAGTTCTAATATTATTGAAACTACCGATAATGATTTAAAACAACACAGAAAGATTTGGTTAGATTATTCAATATTTACTTCTGCAAGGTGTAATAGTCCTAGTTGTGGAAAAGATACTAATGGTAATGCTAATGCTAGATTTGGAATTAAAGATTCAGATGGAATAACTAAACAAATTGAAGGTATTAGTTCTTCTGCAAGTTGTACTTTTTCAAGTAGTAGTGATTCAGATACTAAATCAGATAAAATTGAAATTGAATTTAGAGAAGATGGTAATGTTTATGTTGATAATACTTTCTTGTTAAGTTATACAACAGATAAACAATATTATTTTTATGGTATTACTGCTGGTTCTAGTAAAGGTATATCAACTAGTGGTCAAGGAATAGTAAGATTTAAAGAGATTAATATATCAGGTTATACAAGTGGATATTATCAAAACTTAACATTTAATAAAGGATTAGTTAATCTAGTATCTGAACCAATAACAACTGTAACTAATATTTCAAGAGCAGTTTTAACTACAACTAAATCTAATACTGATGGTGGTACTGAAACTTTATACCTTTCAAATGATAATGGTTCAACTTGGGTACAAGCAATCAGTGGTAGTATCATACCATTTGTTAGTACAGGTAATGAATTAAAAGTTAACATTACATTAAACATTTCAAATAATCAAAGTAATTTTATCATTGATAGATATTCATTAACTGTAACTCCTGGAACTATAGAAAATTTAAGTATTGATTTAGGGGCAGATGGAACATCAGATTTTACATTTGAAGGTGTTATTAATGAATCTAACAGTCCACAGAACGTTACAATATTATCTGATGGTATAAAAGATTATTTAGGTAGTAGTTCATGTACAGAATTAACTTGTACTGTACCTGTTGTATTTAGGACAGAGAAAGCAGGTTCATTACAGTATGAAAACATAACATACATTCAAAATGTTACTGAGATAGTATTAAGTAATGATACAATTAATAATTATTTAAAAACTAATTGTACAGGTGAATGTAACTTAACTGTATCTTTTTATAGTATGAGTGATACAAGTGTTACAATTAATAATTTAGTTAACACTTACATCGGAGATGGTACAATTGATTTAGTAGGTTATGTTTATGATTTATCTTTCACTTTACTTAATACAATAACTTCAAGTGTAATATGGAGATATAGTCCTTTTGATGAACAAATGCCAGATGATGTTGAATATTATGATGTATTCCCTTCAAGTTATGATGCGAAAGAAGTTGAACCTTATGGTCAAACTGTTACTGTACCAATCTTAAATTATACTAATAGAGCTAAGACTGATGCAATTGATTTGTTTGTGTGTTTAAATGAAACTTTAGATCCTTGTTTAAATATTACATGGACAAATTTTCATAATCAAAGTAATGGTGCAGATATTGCAAGTACATATAATTGTACAAGTGTTATTAACATTACAAATGGTTTATTACCAGGAGAAAGTGTCAACATATTTAACTTCTGGAATCTTACTGATTGTACAACTAATGCATTCAAGTTCTTAGATTATAATTACATTGTAGATTCTTGGTGTGCTGATTGTGTTGAGGTTAATTAAATGGTAACTTTAAATAGAAGTAAAGGTAGAAGAACTAGAAAGATTACACCAATTAGAATTTGGATTCCACCTAAATATTCAGCTAATTATCGTATTACTGTACAAAAACAAGATGATACAACAACTCAAACTGTACAAAGTCTATTAACTAGCACATCATCTAAATTAAAAAGATGGTCTATTGAACCAACAACTACTAATTTTGTTTCAACAAATCCAGTTTCAATTGATATATTCATAAAAGATCAAGCTACTTTAGATAAAATTCAGGCAGATGGATTATTCAGATCTGTTAATTTTAGATTTGGTTCAGATGCAGGAAATTTTTATCAGATGGAAATTGATAGAGATGATATTGTTGTTGGTGATAATACATTTACTTCACCTTCAAGTATTGATGCATTAACTAAATTTAATTTTCCAGTAGATTCAAATTTAGATTATTTTAGAATTAGTATAACAACAAATGATTCAACTGATATGTTTGTTACAGGTGATATCATTTATAGTAAAGTTTACAATGGTGCAACAACTTATGATGATGGTAGTAATCTTTTACTTGGTGTTTCTGGTGGTATTGATTCAAGTAGTTCTTCTGAAGAAATACCTAATGAGATTGATTATACAGATTTCATTGATACTTTTGAATTTGAAGATGGAGTTTCAGAATTTATTGGTAAGTTTAAGTATAGAATTTGGAATCCTAATGAAGAATACACTAACCTTTGGACAGGTAATGAAATTGTAAGATTATATTCAGATTATGATACTATTGCTACTACTTTAAGATTTAGAGGTAGAATTGAAAAACCTATTGCAACTAATAATCAAATTGATGTTAGAGGTAGAACTGAAGGTTTATTCTTAATTGATAAAACTGTAACTCAATCTTTTGAAGATGTTGAATGTTCAGAAGTATTAAAATCATTAAACACTGCGTATGGTGAAGATAGATTTACTACAACTAACATTAACAATTCTGGGGTATTATTCACAGGTAATTGGAATCAAAAACCTTTCTTTGAATGTGTAAAAGAATTAACAGATAAAGCTGGATTTGAAGCTTACATTGATTCAAGTTTAGATTGGCATTTCTTTCTTAGAGGTTCAGTAATTAATTCAACTGATGGTATAATGGAGAATTATAACCTTGTAAGTGTTGGAGAGTTTGGACCTGATTTAACTACAGTAAAGAATAGAATTATTGTATATGGTGCAGATATTGATGGTGTTCAGATAATATACACTTCTGAAGATGTACCAACTCAAACAAGTTATGGTGTTAAGGAATCAATAATTAATAATGATAATATTAAAACGTATGATGAAGCTAAAGTTTATGGTGATTTCATATTAAGTAATAATAAAGATCCAAAGAATGTTGGTGATGTTACTAGCATTATGATTGCTGGAATACAACCTGGTGAACAGATTAATATTGGAAGTCCACCTAACGGATTGAATGAAAGAACATATCCAATTAGAAATTATAAACATTCATTATCTAACAATGGTTTAATGACTTCTGTATCTGTTGAGAATAAACCTATTAGAATACCTGACATTGTATCACAGATTATAAGTAGAGGTTCAGACAGAAATCAAACTAGTAGTAATCCATTTGAAATGAGATTTGCATTTAATGATACATTTGATGAAGAAACTGGTACTTTAACTAATACTCAAATAACTCAAAGTTTATTAAGATTAATACCTGGTCAAGCATCAGGTAATTGGATTAGTGAAAGAAGAGTTGCAAGTGATAATATTACCCAAGCTTATTTAATATTAAATGGTAGTAAGAGAACTGGTGCAACAGTTAGTGTATCTAATGATGATGGTTTAAATTATACAGAAATTGATAATAAGACTAGATTAACATTTACAACTGAAGGTAAAAATCTTAGAATGAAGATTGCTTTTGATGATGTTGAAACTGAAATTACAAGTGTTAGTATCCAATACAAATAAAAATAAAAACATTTAACAATAAAGTTTATACAAATAAAAACATTTATATATATCAAAATGAAGAGTAATGATAGCGAGGAATCAGATACAGTGATTAATGGAGAAATAGCTGCAATTAAACAACAATTAACTGATTTCAAAGAATATAATGAGAAAGCTCATTCACGCATTGAAATCCAAGTTGGTAAACAATCTGACAAATTAGATCTTGTCCTTAATGCTTTAACTAAAGGTGAAGGTAAGATAGCTCGTAATTATAAATTAGTTGATGATCATATCAAAGATCATAAAGAAAATACACTTAAAAATCTTGCAATAATATCAATTGTTGTTGCAGGTATTTCATCAGTTATAGGTTTTATATTCAAGTTTTTTGAAAAATAAATCGACCTTTAAATGGGAAAGAAAAAGAATAAATTAAAAAAGAAACAAGCTATTTCTAAACATTCCTATGACAAACATGCTGATTGTATTGATTATTTAGTTAACAAATTAACTAACAGGAAAGGTATTACTTTATTAGAAGTTGAAACTGAATATCCTGAATATGGTTTCATGAAATTATTTAAATATAAAGATAATCGTTTTTTATATAATGGGAGATAAACTTGATAAGTTATGTTTGATTGTATTATCTTTAAGTGCTGCTTATGCTATCAATTATATGGGTAGAAATTATGAGATAAGAGAAAGTTATTTTAATAGATTTCACCTTAATGATGTGATATTAAAAATGTATGAAGATTATCGAAAAATTAATAAAGAACAAGATTTTAAAATAAATTATCGATTTATGAGGTAAAGATTAAAATGGAATTAATAGAAATTGGAATTGTACTTGGTGGGTTAGTATTAGCAAACTTTAGTATTAAATTTGGTAGATATTATTTATTATTACAGAAGGTGTATAAATTAAGTAGTGATTATCAGAAAAGTAAAGAAGATAATAAATTAACTCAAAAAGAAAAAGCTTTGATATATGATGATGTTGATGCTGTGCTTACAGAGGCTAGGTTAGTCTTAACAGGTTTTAGTTTTTTAAAATCTAAACTTTAAGATTATTTTATTTTATATTTATGGGTTAACCAGAGATTGTATTATTCATACACATCACCTATGTTGAAAATTGATTATTGTATTTCTACTTTGGTTAACCTTTTTCTTTTATTTGTTAATTTAAACTTATTAGGTCCAATCTTCTTATGTCTACGTTTACAGATCATACATTTAAATAATGATATTCTCTTAGGATATATTCGACCTTTAATCTTTTTCATTCTAAACTTTTCAAATATTACTTGTTTCCTACCACAAGCATCATTATCACACCAACCTTTAGTTCTACACTTAGCTGAATGTATCATACCATTAAATTGAAACTCTTGTCTTTTATATATTGTTACGTTCATCATTTACCTTATCATCATATCCACAAGAATTACATATTGGAAACTCATCACAATCTCTCCTTTTCCCACAACCTTTACATACGAATGGATCTTCAATCATATTCATCACAATCACCTCTGTCTGGACATTGATCACAAGGTATTGAATCTTTATACATACACATTTTAAATCTCCTTCATTAATATTCTTGCAATAGCTTCATTCCTTAACAGTTCAATATATGGTCCATTAGATATATATCTTATTTCTTCTGCAAGTTTTTTATCAGTATATTCTTCAACTTTTCCCTTTAATCTTTCATTCATCTTTTACCAACTCTTTCTAAATCTGGACTAAACATTCCTAACTTATATGCATCTTCAAATGATTGTTGTAGTAATGTCTTATATTGTGTCATATTACATCTATCTGGTAACTTCATTTCATAATCTATACATTTGTATTCAATACTATTCGCATTACCAATGTAAGGTAAACAAGTGTTATTAAGTATTGATTCAACAACTCCTATGTTATTGGTATCTTGATAATATCTAACCAAGTATAATATATGATCTAATACATCTGGTTCTGGTTTAGCTTTATGCATATTTTATCACCTGTCTTGATGTGCTAATATTATTATAAAGATTCCTCTTTCATCCCACATTTTATTCTAATTCCTCTTCAGTTATACTAAATACTTCTTTTAAGAAATCAGCAATTGGATAAACATCATGTCTATAAGTATAAAAAGGGTGTTCTTCAGTCCAACTAATATTAGAACCATTTAATAGTTCTTTAATCCATTTGATAGATTCATCCCTTAAATCAACTAATTTCTTTCTTATTAACAAGATACATAAAACAATTACATTCTGGACAGAATAATAGTTCATGTAACTCCTTCTCTACTAACTCACCACAATCTCTACAATATGTCTCTTTCATATTAACAAATTGAACCTATCCAATTACCATAATCTGTTTTTGGTATTTTAACTTTATAATTATTTGTATTTATAACATAAACTAGATTGTTTTTGAATAATAAATAATCTGGTTTTTCACCATTTTTCTTCATTATGAATTTCATCAGATGCTCTTTGGATTCTATTTAACATATCACTGTCAGATGTCATAATATTAATAGCTTTCATTAATTGTTTTATTTGGATTGGTTCTGGTTTTACAATTATTTCATATTTTAAATATTTCATTAATTTTTTACTTATCCAATTCTTTGGTTTTGTTATACTTATCATTTTATCCTCCGTTTTAATTTACCTGTTTTCCTATGTGGCTTACCTTCCAAAGAGATCAATGCACCATCATAATCTTTCTGGTTATCTCCACCAAGTTCATCTAACCAATAATGTTTTAACATACACCTATCCCTCTTGTTTAATAATCTAAGGAAGGGTACAATTATAGATATATGATAACCTTTATTACCTGACCAATATACAGATCTAGGTTTAACGTGAGATAACCAATAACTAGGATGTAAGTTTGGATGCTTTAAACCTTTCCTTATTAATTTAGTTAAGATCCAATCTAACTTATCATCAACTGTATCAAATTCATGATATGTAAATTGATAATCTTTCTCACCAGTCTTTACTAATAGGTCATCTATATCTATCATTAATTCTACATCTGCTATTGATCTATGTTTAACATCTGTCATGAATTGTATAGCAGTTCTACGGAGAGGATAAATCGAAGGTACTGCTGAGGAAGGTGAATAACTCATAACCTCTTCATACTTAGCCCTCTTTCCCCACTGCCAACAACCTTCTTTATCTTTATATTGTGTAGCTAATTCTAAATCTCTGTAACCTAATTGATTGTAAATGTAAAACAATGAATCATCTGATTCGCTCATTCTATTACCTCTTATTCTTTAACCTGAAACTTATCCATGTCTTGATTTAAATTCCTATAATCCTCAGATGCTTTATTCAAGTATATCAAATAACTATCATACTCAGATTGGCTATTACAAAACACATCAATCACATCCAACAGTCCACTAATGTTACTCAAATGTCTCCTTACAAACCCACACTGATCTCTGTTCCAATGATGTAAATGTTTCTGTAGATTATCAGGTTGTCTATAATAACTTACTGCTCTTGCTATTTTCACCATATCAACAAAGTTATCTGTCATTAATACTTTAGCTTCAGCACTGTTAGGTCTTTTAATTGATTCAGTTATTTGCCCTTCAATATATAATAAAGGAAACCTATCAAGTATCTTATCAGCATTTTTAAATTTCTCTTTGAATACATAAGGATGATCTTGTGTTGGTGGATTGAATGTAAAAGTTAAAGATTTGGATGCAATGTTACTAATCTTTTCATAACTCCTGTTCTTATCCTTACTAAACTTATCCATGTCAGGAGCTTCATCACCAAACTCAGCAGTTAAATCTTCAATTATTTGTACTTCAGCATTCTTCCATGAAGTTAATTCATCAATGTTAATGTAATCATTAAACAATAGTGTTGTGTAAAACTTAGCCATTGTTGGATGTTTAACTTTTGGTGCTATGTTCTCTAATATTTGCCTTAATATTGTAGATGTAGAGTTCTTTCCACTATTACCTGTTACAAATATTTTATTATTTCTTCTTAATACTAGATAACTTGAAGGAACACTAAAACAATATTTATATCCATCATCAGGTTTTACTTCTTCAATAATATTCTTATTTCCATTAACAGCCATTGATACTTTATTTCTATCAGTTATATGAACAGTATAATCAATAGATTTCCTTACATATTTACCTCTTTTTTGTCCTCTTCTGTCACAAGTTGTTAGACTAGCCCTGTAACCTAAACAAGTAAAACAATATTGAACAAAATCTGCTGATTCTTTATTTGTAGTAAAATATCTTTTTTTACCATCTCCATCCCATAATAATACTTCTTTACCAATCTCTTCTAATTGCCATTCACAACAATTATAAAATAATTCATCAAAATGTTTTAATCTTAATGGTGATCTAAATTTAATGTGTGAATAACCATCTTTATAATCACATTTCTTATATTTTATGTTTGCTTCATCAAGTAATTTAACTAACCTTTCTTTTTTACATTCTTTTTTTAGTCTAACAATAGTATTATTACTTTGATCTGGAAATGTTCCATCTGCTATTACTGCAACCATTAATCTTATTTCTACTAAAGACATATTTAAAAATGTTTTATGTTTCATCTTAAATGAAGTAATCACCTTGCCAGAAAATCCAATCTTAGATTCATTGTGCCTTTTAACCATTTCTTCACAAGATATTTCCATTGGATTATCTCTTTTAGATAAATATAAAACTCTATGTTCTGGGGATAAACATTGATCTAAACCATATTTAGTTTTAAACTTATACATCTTATCACAAGGTTCTTTAATATATTTTAATGGTTTAACTAATTCTGCTATACCCTCAAGATTATATTGTAAAACATTATCACCTTTTTTATATTCACTTATCTTAACCCACTTTGTACCATTAAAGTATTCAGTATTTTTATCAACACAACCAATCATTCCACATACACCTAGTTTAATACCAACAGATAATGCTATCATTTTAAGAATCTCCCACCCCATTTCGTTTGAATGTGTGATTGGATTAATTATGATAACCAATTCTCTTAATGACATTGTTTGTTGTGGTGTTAGGTTAAGAGGTTCACAATCTGAAATATACTTCCAAATCTGTGTATCTCCAGCTTTCATGTGAACATCATGTGTAGTTAAAGGTTTGATTGGTAATTGTTTAATATACTTTCTGGGTAATATGTAATATTTGTTACCTGAAACTAACTTGATGTAATATCTATCTTCATTTGTTGGAAATTCAAAATACCCTCTACCATATTTAGTTATTTCATGTAATTCATTTTGATAATGTATTCTTCCATCATCAAATAGATGTTTCTGATTAAGAGTTTTACCATATGCTTTATCATTAAATGCTGACCACACATTAAAATGAAACCTTTGCTTATTCATTCGACAAGTACCTTAACTGATGCTTCAGATTGTTTTACTGTTAAGAATCCTCTTTCTACACTATCAATTTGACCTTTTAATAATCTAATCCATTGTTCTTTAGTTCTCTTCAATTATCATCACCTTTTTATTCTTAACTAATACTTCACCAAGTACATTCTTATATCCACAACTACAAACTATACATTGCATTGTGTTATTACATTTACCACATTTATGATTAAATTGCATTATATTTTCCATTACGAATATTATACGAATAGCCTTTTAATTGTCTTATTGAACCTCTTTAAAATCTTTAATTTTAATTTTAAATATTAGTCTTTCTTTATATTTATTTAATAAAACTGGGTCAAATTTATAGACTAATCCTTCTGGTTTTCCTTTAGTTCCTTCTTCATTTTGAATCATTGTTTCTTTAAATGATAATAATGAAGTATAACATTCACCATAACTTATTGAACTTATTTCTCCAATAACGGGAACTATATTTAATTGGTTATCTACACATATCTTTTCAATATATTCCCAATCTTGGTAAGCTTCACCAATTCTTATATCAAATACTCTAAAATTCTTATTCTTAGAATATATTCCACCTTTCTGAACTCCTGCACCATATCCCTCCCCATAAATAATTACCGTAGAATTAATATCTTTAAAATATTCTTTTATTTTATGAAGATTAATTTCTTTTAAACAATCTAAATATTGTTTAGAACTTTTATCTTTAGTATTTAGTATTAATTTTCTTGATCCAATAAGAATTTCTCTATTAGATTCACCATTAGGTTTTGTAAGAATTATCCTTATATTTGTTCCATCTATCTTTTCAGTCTTAATCCATCTACCAACAGGTAATTTTTGTGATAATATCACAGTATTAATAAAATTATCATCTTTTTTGAACGGACTATTAAATTTTCCATATTTTGTAAAATCATTTATTTCTTTTTCTTCCATTGTTAATTCCTCAATTTATCCCTTGAAATGTCTTCTCTTATTATTTTTTAATTATTTCATATTGGTAATAACGGAACAAATGATGATTCTTTTTTATTTTTATAACTACAAATATTACACCCTTCATTTCCATTTTGGTCTATTGCTACAGTATCCCCTATATCAAAAATTTTTTTACACATTGGGCAATATACATCTTGAACCATTCTTTTCTCCATTATTTAATTTCTTTAATTGTATCTAACATCTTTTTAGCAAGTTCAACTGCTCCTTTCTTTGGGATATGACATAATGTTGAACCCTCATCTACTTCATAGATATTTGGTTCATTGTCAGTTAAAGTACTTTTATTTACTGCACTTCTTGTATATATTGGACTTCCATTAATGTTTATTGTTACAGTTATCATTCTATTTTTTTTCTCCATTTATCTCGTTAAATGTATTCTTGTTTTTCCTTTTGGAAAAGTTCGTATAATTAAGAGTTATGCGAATAAACTTTTATGGGGTGTTTGTTCGACATAACGGATATTATACGAATAATCTTTTTACTGTCTTAATTCTTTTTTAAATATAAAATTGTTCCATTAATATTTTTAGGTATATTAACATTAAAACCAATTAATGCAGATGCAAATCTAGCACCGTCCCCATCTAATCCTTCATATGGAATCCTTTTGTTTGGTATAAATATCCAAGATGCATTAGGCATTATTATTTTTTGCCATAATCCAGTTTCTAAATTATCACAACGATAAATAGCAACTCCTTTTCTAATTGTTTTAAAAAAATGATCAAACATTTTCCAAGCAATACTAAAAGGGGGATTCATCCAACACATATAGATATAGGCTTTATAGTTAGGTTTATTATTCAAAAAATCTTCAAACCACTTTAAACATTTAGTATTTTCTTTTGTTGCACAACAATCTAATTGAAAGGTATATTGTTTATTTAGTGTATCAAATAATTCTTGTGGAGTTTCCCACATATCTCTTAAAATGGTGTTTCCTTTTCCATTATTTGCTTTCATTCTCTTCTCCATTTATCCTGTTAAATGTATTCTTGCTTTTCCTTTTGGAAAAGTTCGTATAATATATTTTTTATATACACCTATTCCCTTAAATCATTGTTTTGTATCATATAAATGATTAGAGTATTTTGCTTTTATTAACTTATTATATTTAGATTGATAATGTGTTAAATTTATTGAATAATCCATTTGATTCCAACCATACTTATACATAGTACCAAGTTTAACATTTTCATATTCTTCAACTGCATCTCTATCTTTCAACCTAACAATGTCATCTAAACTATCTTGATTAATAGCCATATCAATTTCAATATCAGATGGATCATCTTTAAAACAATAATAATTATTTAATTGCATTTATCTCACCTTCTTATTCCTTCATCATTTTAATATATCTTGTTTTATTTTTACATTTAAAACAAACATCAAAAATTTGTGGAATCCAATATTCTGTACATTCTTTATTTATGCATACTTTCATTATAAATCCTCGAATAGATCTTTCTGTTCTCTTATTGGTTTGGTTTCAATCTTTGTAACTTCTTTCTTAGGTTTAAGTACAACTTGAACTTCTTTCTTTACTATTACTTTCTTAGATTTAACCCAAGATTGATTTTTTGGAGCAACACCACAACCATAATGTAATACTTGTATTGTAACAAACTTATCATTCAATGCAATAATCTTTAATGCAATTCCGTTAGCTACTACTAAACAAGGATTACCATTAGATAATGAACCAAATAATGCTCCTTTATGATAGGTTTTCTCTGCTAATACTACTGAAGGTGTTGGTTGTTCTTCCATTTTAAATTAGTTCTTTTAATACTTCTAATTCTTCTGTTGTTAAGTTTAAAGTATAGGAGGAGGAATGTTTTCCACCAATTCCTTTAGTTACTACTTTGATCTGATATATCCCTTTCCCCAAATAATTCAATTGTATTGTTCTGGTCATTTTATAAGTGGGTATAAACAAGATTGTACAGTAAACCATAATAATTTATATTGTTTTTTATTCATTTATTCCACCTTCTTTTTAGATTCTCTTGCTTCCTTTTGTAATTCATCAGCTACCCAAGTATTAATAGAATAATCTTTTCTTGCTTGTTCTAATACTAATTCTTTTGTAATCTCTGGTAATTGTTTATTCAATAAGATTGCTCTAGCATTATTAATAGCCATACCAACCACTGGTCCAGGAATTGGATTATGTACAAGATTAGGTTTTGGTGGTACGATATCTTCTACTTTTGGTTTCTCTTTAAGTTCAGGTTTAGCATAATTAGTTACATCACCACCTTTCTCAATCTTTTCTTTAGATTCAGCAATCCAAAATATGGTCTTAGCAATATAAGTCTCTTGTGTTTGTTCATGCATCTTTTCTTCTTCATTATATCCAAAGTTATAACATGTACCTTCTTCTAAATCTTTGATTTGTTTAGGACTTTTTGGTGTTAAACTACTGAAACAATTAAATGATCTTTCTCCACCATCTTCAACTCCAATCTTAAGTTGAAAGAGTTTCCATTCTCCTCTTGCTCCTGTTCCTTGATTCTTTAATATCTTACCATTGAACATTCCATTTATAAATTTACCTTTATTATTATCTTTCATTTTTCTTTACCTTTCTTTGAATCAATTCTTTATATTTATTTCCATCTCCTTCAAACTCTACATAATATAATTTATCATTTAATTGTGAATGATTCCAATGTGAATTTAATATTAGTGAATTACCCTCATTAGACACTCCTTCATATGAATTAATAGTTTCCCAACCTCTAATAGTTAACCTTTCAAATCTTTCTGGAAAATATTTAATTTCATCTGCAAAAGTCTTTGATTTATCATCTAATTCTTTTTGTTTAAGTATTTCTCTTAAACTTTCAATTGATATATTATCTAATTCTATTTTCATTTTTTCTTCTCCATTTATCTTATTTAATTCTTTTTGTTTAAGTATTTCTCTTAAACTTTCAATTGACATATTATCTGATTCTATTTTCATTTTTTCTTCTCCATTAGATGTAAGTAAATCTTTTCAGTTAATAACACATCCATCCAACAATAATCTCTAAGCTTACGATAACATTTCTTCTTCCACCACATAATGGCATCAAGACCACTACCTAATTTATTATTATATCCTAAGATTGTAGCCATATCATCAAGACTTACTCTCTTCTTAGTAATTTCCTGTAAATCATAATGTTTATAATATAATAAATTTAACATATCTAATGGTTCATAATGATTAATCTTACTCCTAGCCATCAAGAAAGGAATATCAAACATCTTTCCATTCTTTGTTACAATGATGTGATCTTTATTAATTATTTCACACCAATCATCAAATTGTGATAATAGTTCAATTTCATCTTTATGTACTAATTTGAATTCTTTCCCAGTGTTTGTCTTAGCACATATACAAGTTATCCTGTTACCGAACCATGCGTTAAGTCCTGTTGTCTCAATATCAAGTACTAAATATTTTGTTTGTTTCATTCTTTTAATCCCTTTATAAATTATCTTCAACAATTGTTGTTAATTCATCTGAATCCTTTTCTGGTGGGTGTTCATCTTTAAACTTATTAACACACCAATCATAAAATTCTGTATCTTTATCCTTAGCAAATTCCCTGATCAATCTTTCTTCATAATTATATCTCCAATCAACAAATAAATCTTCTCGATTAATCTCATTCATTTTTGTATTGTTTCTCTATATTTTTTAAGGATTGCTTTTTGTTTTCTTTTATATTCATAAAATTTTAATTTTTCTTCAAGTGAATTAAAAGTATTTCTAAATATTTTTATAAAAGTACCATTTGCTTTATATCTTGCATAACAAGCTCCACAAACCACCATATTATTAATATTATACTTTCCAAGAGAAAAACAATTCTTTATTTCACCAGATTTTACAGTATATTTATTATTTTGTTTCTTAAGTTCTTTTTTACAATTTTCACATTTCATTTTTGTTAGCATTACGGAT